AGTGGTTTTAGGTTGCGTTTCATTGTTCCATCCCCGTTTCAACCTGAATGAGCCGCATGGCCTCATCCTCAGTATAGCCAGCCAACAACGCCGCTTGTGCCAAATTGCCGCCCGCGTTGGTCAGAATTTGCACCACCTCCGCCCGCGCTTTGTCAACGGCCAAATCGTCTTGAATGTCACGGGCAAATACTGGTCTCTTGGCTATGCTGTGGTCTAATGCCCCGCTTGCGTAACTGTCAAGCCCGAAGCCCTCATACCCATCATAGCCACGAAAGCCGCCGATGGCGATAGCCATCTGGAACGCACGAACGGCCGCATTGTCATAGTTGCCGCGCCGCTCTTGCACCTTGTTACCAGCGGCCGCTTGGAGCCTGCGGATAGATTCCTCGGTTCGCGCCCCGCCCTTACTAATCTCTTGTAGTTGCAACTCGGGGTAATTGCGCTCTATGACTGAAAGGTGAGAATCTACGAGCTTTATCGCGTCGGCTATGTTGATGTCGCCGATTAATGGCATAGCTTTGGCGTCGGCACTGGGGAGATACATAGCGGCCAACTCTTCGCGGCCGCTTTGGGCGACGGGGGTCTGCCCCGCGCCTACAGGGGTTGCGTTCGGTTGCGCCGTTGGCTTTTGTGTTCCCGTAAAAAGCCAGAACGGGTTAATGACTTTTCTTGTTTGGTCGCCCAGCAAAGATACCATGTCGTCAACTTCCCTAAATAGCGACATCTTCTTTTGCGGTTCGCTTGCTCCCCACGGCAAGCCTATGTCATGGTGCTTGATGTGAACTAATGGCACAAATCCGTAATTGCGGCTCCACTCGGCCGATGGATTGCCCCAAGCATAGGGGGAGCCGTTTTTGGACAATTTATAAATAATTTCATCCCCGTTTCTAAAGACCTCCTCTTTGTACTCGACTTCCAAGTCGCTAACATCATCTTCGCGCTTGTAACGAATGGTGTAAGCCTGAACGTTTCCATAAACGTCTTTTTCTAGCTCCTCGAAAAGGGCGGGGTGACGAATTTGCAGTGACACCTTATTTCGGTCGTCATCATCGTAAACGCCTATCATCACGTCGCCCAATACCGAACCGTATAAGGGCGCGACATTGCGCTGAGTAGACCAGTTGCTATCTCGCCACAAGCGGGCAAGGGGAGGGCGCAGTGCTTCGTTGTTGGTTTTGATAGGCATTGCCGTGCCGTCATCGTCGCCCGCTTCGGGGTCTAAATATCCACCCCAAATATAGGTTTCGTAAAAATCGCCTAACTCGCCCACGGGATTGTACAGGTCTCTTGTGTGCCTGTACATACCATGTTCCCCCCTGTAAGCGTCTGCCCAATGGTGGATAGCCGTGCGGTAGGCGTTCCCTTGGTAGTACGCCCATAGCAAATCGTAGCGCATTTGGCGGCCGTCAAACGAAGACCAGTAATCCCGCGCCGTCACCAAATCGGCGTTTGTGTACGCCTCGCGAAAAGCCTTTATTCCTAGCATAAACTTATTCCACCTTGAGGTTGCCATGTTTAGCCTCTATATCCTGCCATTGGCGACGCGCCGTATTGTGCTTCGTATTCTAGCATATCATCCTCGAGGGCATAACGCATTGCGTCAATTATATGGTCATTGCCCGAAGCGGGGCGGGGTAAGCTGTTACCCATTTTATCCTCTGCCCAATGATATTGGGTCAGTTCGCTAATGGTATTGACACACCGATAGTCTACCACGATTTTGTACTGCTGTAACCATTGAATACCATGCAGTACGCTATCCTTGCCCTTTCGTGCCCCCCGCGCATAAATGCCATATCGCCCTAGCTCGGCTATGCTTTTCGGCTCCGCACTGTCAGCCACAATCGGCCGTGTGCCAACCATAGGGGCAAGATGGGAAGCCAGCATATCATTGGTTAGCCCACGTTCGTACAGCTCCCCAAATACATAGATGATTCGGCGCGTCCTGTCTAGGTGCAACGACACCCCAGCGGCGGGGTCAGAACTAAAGCCAAAATCTAGCCCGTCGCGTATGTTGTCGAATGAGGGAATAAAGGTGGTTAGGTCGGCCGTTTCCCAATTGGTAAATATAGCGTTACCCAACACGCCCCAAAGTCCGTAGGTGTATACGTCACGGTTATAGCCGTCCGCTTCAGCCAATAGCCTCGCTTTGTCGCTATCGGTCAAAAAGCGGTTGTGAACGTGCCACGTCCTGAGAATAAGCGTGTCATCGTTGCGTTTAATGGTGTCGCTATCATCCCAACCAACGGCCGTAAAGTAGGTGCTGTAAATCCAATGTAGCTTTAAGATGGGATTGAACGATAGCGTCATGCGCTTGGGCACGTCATCGCTTCCCCCACGTTGCCGCCTGTACAATTCGTCTATGCTTCGCTTGTCCGCTTCGGTGGCCTCCTCTACCCATACGTCGGTTATAACGCCCTTGGCTGGGGTAATACTTTTTAGCTTTTCGGTATCATCCAAACCGCTAAACAGAATCTGATAACCGTTGGTGCAAGTGATAATCCCGTCGCTTTTGTTGATAGAGAAGAGCGAGGCCAGCCCCCATTTAGCAATGACTTTGGTTAGCTCCGTAAAAACAGAACGCCGCACCGTTCGGGCAACGGCACGGCATACAAGATAATTCCGACCCCCTCTCAGCACGTCTATAATACACCGCTGGGCGAGGTACACGCTTTTCCCGCTACCTGTGCCGCCGTAGTAAATCTGCGTTCGCTCGGTGGCGTTTAGGTAAGGCAGATAAGCGTCATTGAAAACAGCGGGGTCGATTTTTACGTCAATTGTCATCGCCTATTTGCACTCGTATAACCTGCGCCCCGCCATCCGCGCCCGTGTGTTCCATCCGCTCGACATAGCCACGCTCCCGCGCCTTGAATTTGAGATACTTCCAAGCGTCGCCACTCTCAGCGATAACGCCCTGCTGTGCTAGTTTAGCGGCCGTGCGGATGTTGGCAAGGATAACCGATTCGGCTATGTCCTTGTTGTTTTCCACCTCCTGCTCATAGGCCGCCCGTGCGGTTTCCCATCGGTTAAGGTAGTTGTCAACGGTTGACCGATTGACCCCTAGACGCGAGGCGATAGCGGTCTTAATGCCGCCGCTTCCTGCTATGGCTTTCACCACATCGTCTAGTGTGTTTGCTGGTTGTTTCATATGCTAATGTGTGGTTTATCCCACATTTATCCCACATGGGGAGGCGTGGGATAAAACGGCCGTGCGGATGTGGCGGGCGATTGCTTCCATGAAAAGGGGCGGGACACTATTGCCTATGCGCTCCCATTGTTTTGAGTAGTCGCCACAAAACTTGTACGCAAACGGGAAGCTACCAAACCCAGACAATTCAAGAGATGAAGGAAACCAGTGCCAACCATCAGTAACAAATCTTGGGGCAGATGTTTCTTTTATCATTGTTTTAGGCCACGTTGGGCAAGGCTTTAATTCTGACAACACTTGAAAGCCAAAACCATTTCCTTTCTCTTTGTGCCTTTTTAGATGAGCCAAAGCGTTTTCCATTTGGTGGGAACTGGCTTTGTTCTCTTCCGTTCGTGACTGAGGAAAAGAAAAGCCAAACGGATTGCCCTCCGCCCGTGGGTGGCTCGGCTCAATCCCCAAGTCATCCCTTATCCCTATAAATATCATGCGCTCCCTGCTTTGGGGAACGTGGAAGTATTTGGCGTTCAGTAACCTAGCTGAGACACGATACCCGCTATCTTTTAGCTCTTTAAGTATCTCGACAAATACCAGCTTCATTTTGCCCTTAACCATCCCGCTAACGTTTTCCATCACAAACACTTTAGGGCGAAGGCCACGAAGCAAGCGGACGTATTCCCTAAATAGCTGATTGCGCGGGTCGTCCATTTGTCGCTTGCCCGCTGTGCTAAAACCTTGACACGGGGGAGAACCGTCTAGTACGTCAAGCTCGCCCACTTGTAACCCCGTTCGCCTTAGCACTTCTTCCACTGTCAGCTTGGCTATGTCGCCATGATAAATGTCTAGCGTAGGCCAGTTCAGGCGCAATGTCTCGACGGCATTGTTATCCCACTCGACGGCTAACAGGTCATTGAACCCCGCCATCATGTAGCCCGTTAATGAGCCGCCGCCGCCAGCGAAGGTACTAATGACCGTGGGCGCGTTCGGTTCACGCGGGGCGATGGCTTTTTGCCACATGGCTTCTAAGTGGGCGGGGTAGTTTTTCATGCTGGGAACTTATGCCCACACTCGGGGCATTCGCACATTTTCACATCATC